GGAGCAACTAAGGAGGACTGTAAGGGAGATCTATGGTAATGAGACGTACACCATGAAAGATCGAGTGAAGCCATTCTTTCCAAGCACTAGTGCGAATTATGTAAATAACCGCGCCGGAGCTGGATCGATAGGTTCCATTCTTAATCACCCTACTCTTCTGGAAGGTCTTCGGACTCCAGGGGGAACACTCGGTACAAAGAGTGCAGTCAAACTCACAAAGGATGCTAATAAAACAAACAAAAAACAAACCACAACAAAGACATACCCTGAAGATGAGGAACGAACGAACACATCAGACGGCGACGACGGTGACTATTGGTCCTACAACTCTGAGGAACTCCATACACGCTATGCCACATTGTGGGCACGCATGATGGAAGTTGCAAAAGAGGAGAAACCAACTGTCAAACCTGTCGGCCTACCTGAGGCTCTAAAAATTCGTGTCATATCCAAGGGTCCACCAATCACATATGCTGTTTTGCGCTCGCTGTGGAAGAAACTTCACAGCACACTTCGAAAACACTCAGTCTTTAAGTTCATCGGCACGCCGGTCTCAGAGGAAGGGATGCTCGACGCCTTAGGTAAAAACCTTAAGGACGACGAGATCTACCTTTCTGGAGACTATGCGGCAGCGACGGATAACTTTCAGAGCTGGGTGTCGGAAACCATCGCGGATGAGATTTCGATTCAGTTGAATTTGACGCCTATTGAAAGGACGTTATTCATCAGAGCCTTGATCCACCACGAGTTTGAGTTTCCTGAAGATTCTCCGGACGGAATGTTCGGAGGCGCGAGACCTCAGCAAAGAGGGCAGCTAATGGGATCGATCATGTCCTTCCCCGTACTCTGTATCGGCAACGCAGCAATGTGTCGCTGGGCCATGGAGCTATCGGAGAAGAAGAAAATCAAATTGAGGGACGCACAACTTGCAATCAACGGAGACGATGTTGCTCTAAGAGCTAATCGTTCAGTCCATGGATTCTGGAGCCAAATTACTCGGTTCGCAGGACTCACGGAGTCTGTTGGCAAGACGTTTGTATCAAGGAGATTCGTCATGATTAATTCGACAATGTATCAACGAGAGGAGACGCCACATAAGCTTGTGGAGAATGAGAAGAGGGAATCCTACTTGAGGTTCGTCCCGTATGTACACATGGGGATTCTCTTCGGCAAGGGGAGAGCAGGCAACACAAGGGATAGTGAGATTTCTGGAACGATAGGCGCGCTTGCGCGCGCTGTCGTTGAGAAGTC